GGATATTGTTTCTGTAGAGCTTTGAACATTGTAATGTTTGACATAGCATCATCAAAGAAACGCACTCTTTCATATTTGCCACCTCGAAGGTATTTATGGAATATGAAGCGCTTGTTCTTTGCGCTAGAACCGAGGTTTAAGTTACCAGCGCGTTCAACGTAAACTTTATCTATATCGATTCCATATCTACGAAACGTATCTAGAAACTTCTTTTTATCATCAAAATCTGCGCGAGCTGTAACTATTATTACTTTTGATCCAGCGTTTACGGCATTATTAATGATTGCTCTTGCTTTTTTAATCATAGACCAAATAGGTATCGATGTATCATTAAATACCTGCGCGTTCTTAAACTCACCGTAGTCATAACTCTCGCCAGGCTTTAAACTATACGTGTTGTATTCCTGATTATCTAAAGAACGAATAACTTTACCGTCCTTCATTATTCGAACCAGCGCGTTTGTTTTAAACAGTGTCTCGTCTATATCAAATATAGTAAGACCCATACCCCTAGTTTCTTCAGTTATGAATGATTTAAATGATATCATTTACCTTGTATCCATCTTAAATCTAGCGCGTTAATATCAATAGTTACGTTACTTTTATTAATGATAGGCGCTATATTAAATGGCGATTTCTTTGCAGCAGGAATACTAAATTGCATTTCAAATGTAAATTGGTAGTTATCACCACCTTTATATTGCACTCTTGCGCGATATATTGCTGCAGCAGATGTTCCAAAACGTGGGATGTTTTTAAAATTAAGTGGATTATTTGGTCCGAGCAAATAGAAACCGTGCGTCCCAACATTTACATAATATGTATTTTTTCTATTATAGTATTCTTCTATTTCTGACGCGCTTATTTCACCTTTTATGTCTTTAAATAATCCTAAATCTCTTTGGTATATTTGTCTTTTTGTTAGAGACTCCATTTCCTTTTTAAGATTTGGATTTGTAGTACCTTTATAAGGCTCTTCTTTCCACTTATTATTAATTACATCAAATATACCAACTTTATTTGCTAGATCTCGTATAAAAAGCTTTTCATCGTCTGCGGCATTTATTTCATTAAACTGCCATTTGCCATTATTGTATTTTAAAACTAGAGATCCAGCTGAAGCAGCAGTAATCTTTAGTTCACAACCGGCAATTCCATCAGCATTCAGACCCGGTCTTTTTATAATAAGATCTGGCTGATTTGATCCTGCGCCAGCAGGAGTGAAAGTCTGCGGCACAATGTCGTATGTCTTTAATACTGTTGCTGCATTCGTCTCGTATTTAAATCCTTGCTGTGAGGAGGATTCAGCAATGTAATTAGTAAAGCTACGCATGTTAACCTCTTTTAACTGTTATTTATAAAATAATCAAATATCTTCCTTTACTTTATATTTTTCGCTAAAAAATTGTGGAGTCCACCCGTTAAAACCAGAACCTAGATTTAGTTTTCTACACAATTCTTTAGCATGAGTTTCATTAGTCTGCAACTCAATTAAAACATTACTAGTATTTTCATATACGTCGAATTGATTAGTATTTTCTTTTACTGCATAACTCATACTATGTCTCCTGATGTAAGATTCTTTTTCTTTCTAGTTGGTGTAATATTTTCCCAATCTTCACTAAACTTAGACTTGTCAAAAACCGATGCGTCATCGTCATCTTTACTTTGATTCATTTTACTTTCAGTATGTACCTTCTTCTGGACGTGTTCATCAAGTTGATACAGCTTCATCTTTGCTCTATCAATACCGATGACGAAACGTTTATAATACGACAGATCACCCCATCTGTTCTTAAGCTGTTTTATCATTAGCTGATTTCTTTCAGCAAGTTCTTCACTACTTATAAGACCAAAGATTGCATCCGCAGTATGAGTGATACCCATACTTTCAGAAGTGTTTGACAGTTCTACATCTGAACTATCATATGCACTTCTATTGAACTGTGACGATGTTACAATAGCGACATTGAATTCCATTGCTAATCCACGTACCTCTTCTGCAATCGATTTGACTAGAGTGTATGAGTTTGCTGAAGCTGCACCCTTTACTCTTGATGATGTACAGATATTTAGGTAATCAACAAAGATGATGTCAGGCGTGAAGTTTTTCTTAAGACGTAACTCGTTCAATAGATGCCTAAAGTGGCCTGCGTGAGCAGAACCAGTCGGATATTCCTTGATTATAAGTTTTCCTGGTGTTTTACTCTTAACTCGATTTATTTTATTTTCATATGTGGTACGTGGTAGAACTAGCAAGTCATCAAGTGGAGTGTCAAGTAGATTGGCATCTATGCGTCGAGCCACTTCTTCCTCTGGAAGCTCCATCGTGATGTATAGAACGTTGCGTCCGAACATAAGGCTGGTCGCTGCAAGGTGGCATTTGACCAAGCTCTTACCGCCACCAGTCGTTGCTAGAAGCACAGTCATAGATTTACGCGGCAGACCACCCTTTGTGATCTTATTTAGAATATCAATATCGAATGATAATCT